CCGCTGCTCAGTGCACCGATTCCATTACCGCCGTGGATTCTCCGGAACTCGGGAGTCACACAGATACCCTTGAACCTTTGAAGTCCACCTTCCTTTACCCTACCATTATAATGATTCTCAATATCCTGTTGGAAGAATCTCATGGTCAGCGGGTGCTTCTCACCGGCCATTACTACCCACGTCTGGTAGCGCTGATAAGCGTCCTTGATGGGAAGGAAGTACTCGGGCGGGCTATCGGGATTGACTTCCAGCAAACCTTCCTCGATGAATTCCTGCATCCACCTAAGGGCTGTGGAGGCTTCTGTGACAACCTCACTCTGAAGTCGGGTGACTTCCTCCGGAGGGGTAAGCTGTCGTCCATCTGCGATGTACTTCAGCATCCCTTGTATGACCCACTCTAGTACACGTTCGCGGTCTTTCATAATCAATTGTTCGAGATTTTTTACTCGTCGTCGCTCAATCGGAACATGAGGACCGGACTCGAACTCCACAGGGAATTCGATCATCTGTACACGCTCCACAATGGCTTTATCACGGGTGTTGATCTTCAGGGGCTTGTTGGATGCAACGAACGGTACACCCTGCGGAACCCAGCCAGCACTCTTGACATTCAGGGTACGGGTTTCAACCCAGTCATCACCGGTCAGCTTCTTGAAGAACTCGTTGTCAACGGCATCCCCCATGGGAGGCTCAGAGATCCCATAGAATCTCCTTCCCTTGAGGGTATCCTGTTCGAAGTTCTGCCCCGATACCTTGATGATAACCTTGGAGTCGGGCATGCAGGAGTAGCCTGCACCGCCTTTGCCCAGCTTGAAGAAGGTACCGATGAAGACCGACTTTCCCGATCCGGGAGGGCCGTGAAGGTTCAGGATGGTACGCAGCTTGGATTCACCCATGAAGGCTGCTCCGACAACTTTCTGGAGGTATTCTCGGGCCGCTTCGGAGGGAATGGAGTACTTCAGGAACGTGTCCCAGTGCCCGAAATTGGAACGCTGGGCTTCCGCACGGTAGGGTGCGTCAAAGAACTTGGTAACGTTACGGTCAGGGCTGTGCGGATAGAATCCCCATCCTCCGTTTCGAACCTCGTCCAGATCCAGAACGCCGTTCTGCATTACAAGCCAGCGCTGGTCGTTGTCGTAGTAGTCGGACGCAACGTCACACTCGGTCTTTAGGGTGCGGATTAGTGCGTTCAGTCCTGCCGATTTGGAGATATCGTCACGAAACCTCTTGTGTTTCGCGATCTCTCCCTTGTCATAGAACTGGCGCATTTTCTTGGCTTCGTCCGCCGCGTTGGCTGCATTGGACGCCTCAATCTTAACAGCTTCCTTCTCAAGATATTCTCTGATGAATTCCAATGCCGTTGTCATGGTTCTATAGAAGTCTTTGGCTACCTTGATGGCAACACCGTCGCCGTCACAGGGAGTGTGGATTCGACCGTCCCACAGATACCATTGGTTCCGTGACTCCGTGTAGGTGAGCACATTCTTAAACTTCGCATGTATGGCTTCAGCAGCCTTTACTTCCGTACGCGGAAGTGTGTCAATTGCTTTGTCCAGATCAAAATTGTCAAAGCTTGGCTTCTGACCCAGAAGGTCATGCCACCAAAGATCTAGGCGTAGCTCCTTGGAGAGATCGCCAAGAATTTCAGTTTCACCCATAGTGTACCTTTTTTAGTTTTATTCATATTAGCCTTGTCAAATTACGTCGTTTAGTTGGTTTTGTACTGTCGGGGTCCATTGAACCCCGAAGAGAAAGCATTCTCAGCAAATCCGGTGTTGGTGAAGCGCTTTAGTACATATCTGCGGGATCGGGGAATTTCATTCCCGTCGTCATCAAATCCCGCTTCTTCCCACTCTCCGTCAATCCAAGCACCCTGAAGCTCTTCAATCGCAATGAAATAGATTCCTTCGGGGAGGTTGAGATTTTCGGGAGGGAAGACCTGTGAAGCTGACTCGGGCCTCCAAACCTTCTTTTCGTTTGGGGCGGTGTCTGCTTGGGCTTTTTTCTTGTCGTTCATTAGATCCTAAAATTTATTGTGACAGTTCTTGTCTTTGGTGACAGTCCATGATACCATATTTTTCCTTTTGTGACTAGCTGCGGCTCATTCACGCTCCTTACCCTTGTAGGCTCCGTTCTGTCGAATCCAGTTCACATTCTTGCGAAAATCGTTGAAGTCATCGATCTTGGACCAGAAGGTGATCTCAAGGTAGCAATAGGCGTAAAGCAATTTATCATAGAGTTTTGAAATGATCGTGCCTTTCTAAAGGATGCCGTCGCGTTCCAGCCGATGAATCAGGTACTTCACCATCTCCTGTTCGTTATCATCAAACTGAAGGCGAAGCATGGCTCGGTACTTGGTGATCGCGATATGTGCGTCCTTCAAGTCCGACAGGCCGGTTTCTTCCGCCGATGAGAGCAAGCTCATTACAGGCGAGTCTTCATAGTCTACCACAGCCGAACGCTCGTTCCGTCCGGGACGCGCCCACTCATTGGACCCGTCCCGAAGGGTTCTCTTCCAAGTCCAGCCGTGGGGTTCCAGAATTTCAGCCCATGAAATATGGTCGTTGACGTAGTTTTCAAGCTCCGAGATGGCACGCCACATCTTCCACTGGTTCCCTCCCATACCCGCCAGCATGGTACGCGCAAACTCATCCATGTCCATGCGACGGTTGGCATCCTCGTTGATCAGCTTCTTGCGCTTCTCGTGCTTGAGTTTGAAAGCGTCCTCAGTCAGAACCTTGATCTCTTCGATGGAGTAGGTCTGATCCAGCAAATACAGAATCTCCACCGACCCGATCTTTCCGGCTGATCCTTCCTTGGGGAAGTACACCGTTCCGGGGATACGAAGAATTCGGGTCAGGTCCACCAGCTTGTCGATCTTCCGGTCTCCTGCTGCCTCATCAAGGTAGGACCACCAGCGTTCAACAAGCTCCTTGTTTCCGCGTTCCCCCTTGTTCAGCTTCCAGTAGGCGTGGATTCCTCCGGAACCAGACCCTACGACAATGGTTGGCTGTAGTGCCAGCCCGAAGAGGAACTGAAGAATGTCCTCACGACTGGAGAAGGAGGTATCCTTGACATCAAGATCAGCCCACACTCCGGTCACGTGGGAGACATTTTCCTCACTCCCGCGCTGCTTTAGAGTCACGTGATCCTTGATGGGGGCAACGCCCACATACAGGTTCCACTTCCCTCCCGTGTCGTCAAAGATCAGGTTCTCCAGCGTTTCATCGTCCATCTGCCCAAACTCTGCTGCCGTCATGGATTGTGATAGTGTATCGTAAGTTCCAATCTTCTTGTCCCTTCGGGCAACAACGGCAATGATGTCCTCAGGATCAAACCAAGTCACCACAAAGGTGCGTGCATGGTGGGAAGAGATCTTGACCTGTCCGGTAAGATCTGATAGCTTCAATGTATTTTTCCTTTACTCAATGTTTTTCCATGTCTGCCTCTTACCAATCTTGCAGATAGTAGAAACAGTCACTCCATATTCCGTGCATATCCTTGAAGGACTCTCACCAGAATCGTATCTCGACCTTATGGATCTTACATCCAACTCTGAAAGTTTGGACATGCCGTGTCTCTCTCCAGAGATCGTTTCGTCCCCCGAAAGTCCTTTATTCCAAGGAATCTTTCCATACATTGGGTTACCTTCCCCAGAAAATCTCACAGATCTAAATGTTTTTCCTTCATCCGACATCTTATATCCAAATGCAGGATGATCTTCCCCTCGCTTACCGTACATAGGGTTTCCGGGTCCAGACCTTTCTTCAGACCATTTCAACTTCTGATCCACCGAGTGAATAGGTTTACCTGTTCTAGCCAAGCTTATCAGAGATTTTTGGTCGTCTGACATCGGAACTCCTCTATTCCAAGCTGGTTTTCCATAGTTAGGGTGGAGTTCACCTTTGATTCCATTGAACCCATCACCCCCGTCCCTGTGATTCAAGAGAGGTTTATTTCTTATGCCAAGACGATACTGATCTCGATACGTGGCAATCCAGAACTGTTCCCTAAATTTAACGTATTGAATATCATCATTCGGACATTCTTCGATGACTTCCATAACAATCTGTACTGATCCTGCATATTTCCAGTACCAGTTATATACAGCGGTTGAGTACTTCTTGGCATCCTTCATGTGCTCTTTACTTCTTGATAGGATACCTACGGTAGTGTATCCAACATACCGGTACTCATCTTCGTTCCAGAGTCTCATCCCATATACAGCCCATAAGGAGGTTTCTTTACCTCGACACTGAATATTAGGCACTTAGAAACTCCTTCACAACATGTATATCCTGAGTGACAGGAGAACCAAGGGCGTTAACTCCAAGTTTAGCTGTCTTATACACACTATTTGTGGTATCCATTACTCTCGCATCCAAGAGCGCCACGACGCCCTTGCAGCCGGAGGACCGGATGAGTCGGCCAGAGGCCTGCTGGAAGATGGTCAACGCCTCACGCTCATACCAGCGCGGGAAGCCACGGGTGCCCCAGTGCTGGATCTGCTGTCGGCATTCGGCACTGTATCGAGGAAGCGGGAACTTAGCCAGAACCACCAAGGACAAAGACTCCCCCGGAACGTCGATCCCCACGAAGAAAGATTTCAGTCCAAGGAGAACTGAATCAACGTCGTTCTTAAATAGTTCCATCAGTTTAGCCTTGTTTGAATCTTTCTCCTGCACATAGAGCGGGTACGGGAAGTGTCCCAAGTGCTTGAGCTTGGTGATCTGCTCAGCGGCCCAGTCAAGTTCCCTCCGGGACGTGAACAATACGAGCGCACGGCCACGGGACACGTTGATCAGATCCAGCAGTTCACTGAAGGAATAGCGTGCACCCTCTACCTGTTCACGGTTGGCAGGAGTTACGTAGATTAGCTGCTGGGTAGCGAGAGAGAACGGGGTGTCCACGTTCAATTCAGGACTGTGCGGGAACCCAACACACTCTCGGGCGTACTTGAAGGAGCCGTCCGTGAGGTCAGTCAGCGTAGCCGAAAGCAGAATGTTGGTCTGTCCGCCTTCCTTCCCCCACAACGCCTTGGCCTTGGTAGAAACATCCAAGGGTACCAGACGGATCGTCATCATCGGAGTCTTGTCCTTGAAGGTCTCCCAGCCGTCTACAAGCGCTCCATAGGTGCCGTAGTCCTGAATGATACCATCCTTGGTTTCAAGGGCCTTAGAGATGATCCTGACGATATCCAGAAGGTCCTTGGTAGCTGTCAGACCCTTACGGATTTTACGAATACCCTTGATCTTCTCGTCTGCCGCTTTGGCAATCACTGGAGTCAAATACTCGGAGGTCTTGGTAAGGGCTTCCTCAGCACGCAAAAGCCTTCCCGGATTTTCCGTTTCAAACTCTTCCATGGCATCCGCCAAAGCGCCTGACGGCATTCCAATTGGGTACTTTAGCGACAGAGCCGTTGATGAACCCTGCCAATCCTCCCCGGACTTCTCATTGAGTAGCATGAAATACCGCTTCACGTTCGCCAAGAGATCACGAAGCTCGTCCATGGCATCGTTGATCGTTTTCCCGATCTGGTGGTTGGAGACCACGGACTTTGCAAGCTCCACACCCTCAGCGACACTTCCGGCCATCTTCTCAAGGTCACGCTCGGAAAGTTCCTTGGTCCACTGGGAGACAAGAACCGGTTCAAGCTGGTGGCCTTCATCCACTACTAGAACGTTGAACTGCCCCAGCATCCCGTCAGCCAGCGGGTCCCCGCCCTTCATCTCAAGGTCGGTTGCGAGGATGGCGTGGTTGACGACTACAAGGTCCGCCCCCTGCGCCAAACCGCGAGCGCGGGTAGAGTAGCAGTCATCCCCGGAGCACTGATTGTCAGGGCAGAACTGGGAGGTTGAGGCAATCTTGGACCATTGGTCGTTGGTCAATTCCCTGCCGAGTACACGTTCAACATCCTTACGCTCTCCGTCGCCTAGGTTGTCCTGACGCATCTTGAGCTTTTCAACCATGGAGTTCATAATTAGATCACCGACAGCCGCACCCTTGGCTACCTCAAGGCAGAGATAATTGGTTCTTCCCATCAACTTCCTATACGTGAAATCTTTGTATAGTGTAGAGAGAAATGGGAGATCCTTATCTACAAGCTGGTCCTGAAGAGTCAGGGTTTCCGTGGAAACGATTCCACGAAATACCTTCTTCTGCTTCTTGGCCTTCTGAATCGCTACGATAATTGGTACTAGAGATGCGAAGCTTTTCCCGGTTCCCGTCGCCGCAGACGCGATCAAACTAGTTTTTGTATTTATGGCGTCAATAATAGCCTGACCTAGCATTTCTTGGCTAGGTCGAGGCTCCCTTCCTTGATTCAATACTGGTGCAAAAGCAATATTCCAGTCATCTATTTTGGTATTTGCTGCATCAACCGCTTGTTTCCAGCTTTGCGCCATCTAAATTTAGCTCTACTTTCTTTATTTCATTCTGTAAGTCGGCCCCAAGGCACCACCTACATGTTTCCTTTATCTTGGTTTCGTGCGCTCTGATGTGTTGGGCAAAACTTTTACGAAGTTTGGTAGCTTCAGAGTCTTTCTTTCCCTTTTGTGTTTGAGATATCTTATTCTTGGCTTCGGCGGAATGGTTCTTGCCAAACATCGGGTGCTTGTCCCCTACCCTACCATAACAAGGAGCGTCCTGTCCAGATCTCCCGAACATAGGGTTACCTTCTCCGGACATTTTAGCTGAGGCTTTCTTGCGCTTTTCCTCTCTCAGTCGATCAGCTTCTTCTTTTCCGTATTTCTCAATCCAGAAATCATAGACAGGTTTATGTCCATT